TCTTCAGTGAGAATTACAGCAAACAGCACTGCATTCGTAGGCAATACCGTAGGCGTTCATACAGGCAATGTAGCCGGTAACGTAGCAGCTACTACTATCACAGGTAACTTGACTGGTAACGTAGTTGCAACTACTATCACGGGTAACCTCACCGGTAACGTAATAGCTTCTACTATATCGGCAACAGGCAATATCGTAATTGGTGCCGTCTTAGCCAACTCTAGCACTTTAGTAGTTGGTAACTCTACAGTAGCCGTATTCACTAATAGTACTGCATTCGTAGGCAATACTGTAGGCGTTCATACTGGTAACGTAGCTGCAATCACTCTCACCGGTAATCTCACAGGTAACGTATCGGCCACCACTGTATCAGCTTCGGCTAATGTCACTGTAGGTGCCAACGTCTTAGTCAATACTAGCGTGTTAGCCATAGGCAATTCTACTGCTAATGTGCTTGTCACTGCTTCTAGCATAACTGTCGGTAACTCTTCAGTAAATGTTTTCGCAAACAGCACCGCATTAGTATCAACTACTGTAAACGCCTCATCAAATATCGTGGTCGGCGCTAACGTCTTAGTAAATTCAAGCGCGCTGGCTATCGGTAATTCTACAGCAAATGTACTTGTCACTGCTTCTAGAATAACTGTCGGTAATTCTACCGTAAATGTTTATGCTACCAATACTGCATTCGTAGGCAATGTAACAGCTACTTCTATCACCGGCAACTTGACCGGTAATGTCGTAGCTACTACCATCTCTGGTAATTTGGCCGGTAACGTCTCGTCTACTTTTGTGTCAGCTTCGGCTAATGTTACAGTTGGTTCTAACGTCTTAGTAAATTCAAGTGCGTTAGCTATTGGTAATTCTACGGCGAATGTACTTGTAACCGCTTCTAGCATAACTGTCGGTAACTCTTCAGTAAATGTTTATGCTAATAACACCGCATTCGTAGGTAATGTAGTTGCTACGGCGATCTCTGGTAACTTGGTTGGTAACGTAACAGCTACTACTATTAGCGCTTTGACGAGTGTCAGCGTAGGTAACTCTACAGTAAATGTTTCCGCAAATAGCACCACATTCTTAGGTAACTTAGCGGCCACTTCTATTACCGGTAACTTGGCCGGTAACGTAATAGCTACTACTGTTACAACTACTACTGCTAGCGCTTTAACGAGTGTCAGCGTAGGTAACTCTACGATAAATGTTTCCGCGAACAGCACAGCATTCGTAGGCAATACCGTAGGCGTTCACACTGGCAATGTAACCGGTAACGTCGTAGCTACTACCATCACGGGTAACCTCACCGGCAACGTAGTTGCAACTACTATCACCGGCAACTTAACAGGCAATGTAGTTGCTACGGCGATCTCCGGTAACCTCACTGGTAACGTAGTAGCCACTACTGTTAGAGCTGCATCGTATAGCCTGAGTGGAACAGATATAGCTAATTCTACTGGTGTATATGCCACGTATTTCAATGGTCAGCAAGCAGCTTTCTATCTAAACGCTGGTAACTTCTCTGGCACGTTACCATATTCGACTATTCCGGCTAACGTGATCAATACTACTGCCGACTTTACCAGAACCGGAGTCACTACGCTAAACGCTAACTTGATCCTCGGATCTAGCGCTACTGCGGTTGGTCTACAGGCTAACGGTTCATACGGCACGGCCGGACAGGTCTTGGTATCGAACGGAACTGCTACGTACTGGTCTAATGTCAACGCTGCTGCTGGAATAATCTCTTCAATAGTAGCTGGAAGCGGCTTAACAGGTGGCGGTACTTCTGGCGAAGTCACTTTAGCTATAGGCCAGGCTAATGGTATCTTAGTAGAAGCTGATGCCATCAGCGTAGTCGCTGGAACTGGTACGGTAGTCAATACTTCAGGTATCCATGTAAACCCGACTTACATCGCTACGCTGGATGCTAATAATGCCACGTATGCCTACGGAAAAACTGAAGGCAACCTCAACGTCAACAACGCGACTACAGTTACAAATATTACACGTAGCTACGCAGCTACAGCAGACTTAAACACACTGACTACGTCTGGTTTCTATCGCTCAGACGTGGCAGAAAATTCTCCATCATCTTACGGCAATATGTTGGTCGCACAGGGCGGCGCTGATACGATTGGCCAGATTTATGTCAATTATATTGATGGAACTCTATACAGCCGCGCGGCCTATGGTCTTCCTAGTTCTCCAACTTGGTCCACTTGGAAGACGAACTTAAACAGCGGCAACTTCAACACCTACTCTCCGACCCTAACAGGCGGAGGCGCTTCAGGTAACTGGGGTATAAACATTAGTGGAACCGCCAGTTTTGCAAATAACTTAACTTCTAATAGAAATAATTGGGGTGGTCCAGGAGTCATCTCTGCCGTAGTCGGCCAGTTAGGCTGGAAACATTATGGTAGCGGTCATACTATATTCGATGCTTCAAACGGTACGTCACCCGATGGAGGAGCAATTGATAATGTAAATCCAGGCACCCAATGGTCGGGGACTTATCCGACTCTTATGGGTTGGAATGGATCCAGCACATACGGTGTTCGTGTTGACAGCGCAAGATTCGCAGATTATGCTTATTCTGCTAGCGCGATGAACTATCTGGGTGAGTTAGTCACCAATAATGGCGCCACTACTCAGACTTTCTACTTCCCAGGCGGAAACTTGTCTCCTTACCAGAAACTCTATATGAGAGTCAGTGGTGTCAGCCACAGTGGTACTGGCACTACTGGTCGCTGGTTCAATCTTAATGGCCAGCAGTGTTCTGATACTTATGTTGGATCTGGAGCTTGGTATGGATATATAGAAGTCGATTTAGGCGTTGGTGTAGGTACGTTTACAGACGCCGGAGCGACTGCTTCTCAGTTAGTTTCTAGGTCATACGGCGTGTACGGTGGCAGTGCTTCAGTGTCATTTACGACGAGCAATTCTAACGGATTTGATGGCGGCGCTATTTATTTCTACGGAGTAAGGTAATGGAAAAATTCTTTGAAAGCATCACGAATGGAGACACTGGTGAGGTGACTATTCGTCACTATACTGAAGAAGAGATAGCTGCAGTGATGGCAGCTAGGGCGCGTGAAAACGTTCCTGATCAGATCTCGGCTAGACAGGCTAGACTCTTAATTCTATCAAAAAATAAGACGATCGAATCTGAAAAAGTTATTCAGAGCCTCGGCGAGAAAGCCAAGATAAACTGGGAATACGGCACGGAATTCAAGAGTGGCGACGAAGTAATCGTAGCGCTATCGAAGTTATTGAATTTAACTGAAGATCAATTCTTCGAAGCAGCGGGTAAACTATGATCACTAAAGAAATGCTCAGGAAGTTAGCTCCTACTGCTAACGATGCCATCATTACTCATCTGGCTAATCATTTAGACGAGCAGTTCTCTAAGTACGGCATCAATACTTATCTAAGAGTCTGTCACTTCTTAGCGCAGGCTGCTCATGAGTCCGCCAGCTTCAGGACTCTTCAAGAGTTCGCCTCGGGCGCAGCCTATGAAGGTCGCAAAGACTTAGGCAACGTCAAGCCTGGTGATGGTAAGAGATACAAGGGTAGAGGCATCTTCCAATTGACTGGAAGAGCTAACTACAGAGTCATGGGCCAAAAGCTTGGCATCAATCTCGAAGCTAATCCTGAACTAGCCTCAGATCCGATGATCTCTATTAAGACCGCGTGTGAGTACTGGAATAGTCGTAATCTCTCTGCTTATGCAGATCTAGACGACGTAACTACCATTACAAAGAGGATCAACGGCGGATTCAATGGCTTCGAAGACCGTAAGAAGTATTTGCTGAAGGCCAAAGCCATTATACCTAAGCGAGTGAAAATGTCAACTGTAGATTCGACAGAAGTACCTGCCGAGATCAAGACTCCTCGCCTGAACATCGTAGTAGCAAAGAGGGGCGACGTATCCGATTACGTGTATACCCTTCAAGACATGCTGTTCCGCAAGGGAGCAGTCATTCTCGCAGACGGTAACTTCGGTCCTGCCACCGAGGCGGCAGTCAAAGCCTTCCAAACAAAGTCGGGTCTACCGGCAACCGGCAAGATAGACACAGATACGCTCAATAAACTAATGGCACCCTAATGTCCGACGAGGCAAACACGGTCGCACAGCCGTTCTTAGCAGATCCATCGATGTATCCTCCGCCTCCGACGGAGACTACGACTATCGTCGAGATCGCTAAGCAAAATGTGCTGCTGCCGGCTACTAAAAAAGAAAGCTGGATAACCAAGCTCTGGCGCCCAATGATGGCGTGGCAGTACATGGCCGTTTGCTTATTCGACTTCATCGTAGCTCCTATCATGATGGTGATCTATTCAGACAGAGCAGACGTAGCATATGTTGCTTGGCACCCGCTTTCACTCGAAGGCGGTGGACTCTATCACTTGGCCATGGGAGCCGTGCTCGGTATTACGAGCTGGTCGCGCGGTCAAGAGAAGTTAAAGGAGATGACTCTACCATGATTTTAACATTACTATCCCCGCTTCTCGGCATCCTTGGTAGCTTACTGCCTTCGATCGTCGATATATTCAAGCGAAAGATGGAGCTAAAGTATGAGATCGAACTCACTAAAGTCCAGATTGAAGCGTCTCTACAATCTGCGCAGATCAGTCTTGATATTCAGGAGTCTAAAGCGGATATTGCGGATGCAGAATCAGTTCGATCTTATGATAGTAACGTTGACGGCGGTAAGTTTATTAACTCACTCAGGGCTTCTATTAGGCCAGTCATCACTTACAGTTTCTTCTTTCTATTCGTGGTGGTTAAGCTTACCCAACTAATAGTCGCCGTAGATTCAGGCGAAAATGCTAGCGCAGCTCTATTAGTCATATGGGACCAGGATACGATGGCTCTATTCGGCGCCATCATGGGCTTCTGGTTCGGTTCGCGTATGCTCGAGAGAATGGGCTATGGTGGAATAGGTAAGTCTAGGATCACTGTCCTACCTACGACTCAGAAGCTCTTAAATAAGAAGTCCTAAATAGAAGAGAACTAAGAGAGGACCGAGATGGCTACGCCGACTACTAGAAAAGAATTCAAAGAATACTGTCTGCGTAAGCTAGGCAAGCCGGTCATCGAGATCAACGTAGACGACGATCAGATCGACGATCGCATCGACGAAGCTCTGAAGTACTACTGGGACTATCACTTCGACGGTTCTGAGAGACTGTACTACAAGTACATGATCCAAGACGGAGATCGCAGGGACGCCATCAAAGAAGTCACCATAGTAAGTGGTGGCATCGGTTACTCGAACTCAGATACCGTCGTCATCACCAGCGACCCGTCTGATACGACTGGAACTGGCGCTGCTGCTTCTATAGTCACTGACGCTGCGGGTACCATCGTTCAGGTCAATATCACCGCTCCAGGTAACATGTACACTCTGGATCCTACTGTGTCTGTCACTACGTCGGGTGGATCAGGCGCAATCTTAAAAGGATATAAGGGTGGATACATCAAGATGCCTGAGAACATCATGGGCGTCACTGGTATCTTCCCGATCGGCGACCCGTCTCTTTCAGCCAACGACATCTTCAATATTCGTTATCAGATCGCTCTGAACGATCTATACACACTAACTTCTGTTCAGCTCACACCATACTACATGGCTATGGAGCATCTCGCTCTCATTCAGCAGCTCTTGGTAGGTCAGCAGCCGGTCAGATTCAATCGTCATACCGATAAGCTCTACATCGACACCGACTGGGGTAAACTGCCTGTCGGACGCTTCATCCTCATCGAGTGCTACAGAGTCATAGATCCAGAAGAATACAGAGATACATGGGGTGATCGCTGGCTAGCTCATTACGCCACTGCTCTGATCAAGAAGCAATGGGGTAATCACTTGACTAAGTTCTCTGGCATGTCTCTGACAGGCGGAGTCCAGTTTAACGGTGATAAGATCTACAACGACGCCGTAGCAGAGATCGAGAAGCTAGAGGCAGAGATGATCAATAGCTATAGCCTTCCCGTTCTCGACATGTACGGATGATAGATGACCTTCAGCCCGGGCACTAACTTCTATTTCAATAACTGGAAAGCTACCGGTGAGCAGAATCTCATCGAGTCGCTGATCATTGAGTCTATCAAGATCTACGGCATGGATATGATGTATCTGCCGCGTAGATACGGTAACCTCGATCAGATCTACACCGAAGACTCTGCTTCGTTCTATGACAGAGCCTATCCTATCGAACTCTATATCAAGAGCGTCGACGGTTTCCAAGGCGAAGGCGACTTCCTGTCTAAGTTCGGCGTCGAGATCAGAGATCGCGTCACATTCACTGTGGCCCGTAGGATCTGGACTAAAGAAGTCGGCTCTAACGAGAATGACAAGCCGCGTCCGTTCGAAGGCGACTTAATCTACTTCCCGCTAAATCGTAAGATCTTCAAGATCATGTTCGTCGAGCACGAGGCCATCTTCTATCAGCTCGGCGCTCTTCAGACTTACGACTTAGTATGCGAGCTGTTCGAGTACTCTAACGAGACCTTCAATACTGGCATTCCGGATATCGATGGCCTGACCAAGAAGTACGAGTTCGACTACACCGATGTCGGCCTTCATACAGAAGACGGCAGCATGCTAGTAGACGAGAACGAAGGCATCCCGCTGCTGTTCGAGGACTTCGAGATCAATTCTACCAGTCTCGACGAGAACGACATGTATCAAGAGAAGGGTCTCGAGATCCTCAACTTCTCTGAGATCGATCCGTTCGCCGAGGGAGGCCGCTACTAATGTTCGGATCAACATTCTATCACGGCTCTATTCGTAGGTACATCATCCTATTCGGTACGCTGATGAACGAGATTTTCATCAAGCGATACAAGGCTGACGGCACTCTCGACAAACTTATCAAGGTGCCGATTACGTACGGCCCGAAAGACAAAGTCATCGCCCGCGTCAATGCCGATCCAAATCTAAATAAGCCGTTCTCGATCGTACTTCCTTACATGTCGTTCGAGCTCAAGTCTATTACGTATGACGCCGACAGACACCTCCAAACGACTGGCAGGTCTCCGTTCTTGAACCCGAGCAACAAGAACGTGGCTAACTACATGTATAATCCAGTGCCATACAACTTGAATTTCGAACTGAACGTGATGGTAAAGAATGCTGAGGACGGTTCTAAGATCCTCGAGCAGATCCTCCCGTACTTCACTCCGGACTGGACTGCTACCATCCGAATCATCGATGATCCTGAGATCTTAATCGACGTCCCGACACTCATAGGTCAACCGTCTTCTCAGGACACGTATGACAATGGTGGGATCGGAGACAGGAGAGTCTTGACATGGTCCATTCCTTTCACTATGAAAGGCACCATATATGGACCAGTTCGCAAGAGCAAGATCATCAAAGAAGCAAGAATCAACGTCGGCTACAAAGCAAAAGATCAAGACACACTGGATCAGGTCGGAGTTTATGAGACCATCGTTATGGTACCTGGTCTGACAGCTAACGGCGAGCCGACATCAAACGTATCAGAGTCCGTCGCTTATTCTGAGATAGACTGGACCGATGACTATGGATATGCGAGTTATATTGAAAGGGAATAATAATGGCGGATCCCATCGCGGATGCATTGAATCTGACGCCTATCACTCCGGCTTCTAACGCCGTTTCCGTAAAAGCTGAGAAGTCCATCACTATCCAGCCTACCGATTCCGGTGACGAGCAAGTCAAGAACGACTTCGAGTATGCTCGAAAGAACATGTATGACATCATCGAGCAAGGCCACGAGGCCATCGCTAAGCTCATGGACATAGCCGATCAGAGCCAGCATCCTAGGGCTTACGAAGTCATAGCCAATCTCATCAAGACTATGGCCGAGACCAATAAAGATCTACTCGGGCTGACCAAGCAGAAGAAAGAGCTCATCACAAAAGAAGAGACTCCTCAGCAGCAACAGGTCACTAATAACCTCTTCGTCGGTTCTACCGCTGAACTTCAGGCCATGCTTCAGAAGAAGTCGGAAGAAGGTCAGCAGTGAAGCTACCCGCGTATCTCGGCAACCCTAGGCTCAAGCGAGCCGGGGTACCGATCCCGTATACTCAAGAACAGATCGACGAGTGGATGAAGTGTTCTCAAGACCACATCTACTTCATCAAGAACTACATCAAGATCGTCAACGTCGACAGAGGTTTTATCCCATTCGACCTCTGGCCGTTCCAAGAAGAGATGATCAATTCGTTCGTAAATGACAGGTTTACGATCGCCAAGATGCCTCGTCAGGTAGGTAAGACTACTACTGCCGCAGCATTCATCCTCTGGTCCATCCTATTCAAAGACAACTACTCGGTCGCCATCCTAGCCAACAAGATGTCGCAGGCTCGAGAGATCCTGTCTCGTATTCAGAGGTCTTATGAAGCCTTACCGAAGTGGCTGCAGCAAGGCGTAGTCGAGTGGAACAAGGGTAACATCGAGCTCGAGAATGGCTCTAAGGTCTTAGCCGCTGCTACTTCGTCAAGCGCGATCCGTGGTACTTCTCAGAACCTCCTGTATCTCGACGAGTTCGCATTCGTTCCGTCTCACATTCAGGAAGAATTCTTTAGCTCGGTCTATCCTACCATCACTTCCGGTAAGACTTCCAAGGTAGTCATCACCTCGACTCCGAACGGTCTAAACATGTTCTACAAGATCTGGACGGACTCGGAGCGTGGACACAATAGCTACACTCGCATCAGCGTTCACTGGTCTGACGTGCCGGGTAGAGACGCTAAGTGGGCGGAAGAGCAGATTAGGAACACCTCACCTGAGCAGTTCCGCGTAGAGTTTGGCTGCGAATTCTTAGGATCTTCTGCTACACTCATCGACCCGAATAAGCTGGCTTCTCTGACTTACGCAGACCCAGAAGAGTCTTCTGCGAGCTTTAAGATGTACAAACACCCAGAGCGAGGGAAGAACTACGTCGTGGTGGTAGACGTCAGTCATGGGGCCGGATTAGACTACTCGGCCTTCATAGTCTTTGACGTCACTCAGATGCCATACGAGGTGGTAGCCACGTTCAGGGACAACAAAGTGCCTGTCCTGGCATACCCTAAATATATCATCGAAGCGGCCATGAACTACAACAGAGCCGGCATCTTGGTAGAAGTCAATGATGCTGGCCAACAGATCGTGGACGTCCTACATCATGACTTAGAATATGACGGCATCCTGACCACTGCGCAAGTCAAGAAGAGAATCATGCTGACCGGCGGTTTCGCTGGTCAAACCAAGACTCGACAAGGCGTCAGGACCGACAAGGTAGTCAAGGCTATCGGCTGTGTAAACTTCAAGACTATGGTCGAGCAGGACAAGATCATAGTCAACGACTATACTCTGATTCAAGAGATGTCCAGATTCTCGCTCAATGGCAAGTCTTATGAGGCCGAGGAAGGACACGACGACTTAGTCATGTGCTGCGTACTATTCGCGTGGTTGACTGCCCAGACCTACTTCAAAGAGCTGACAAACGTGGACTTCCGCAAGGGTGTGTATGATGAGAACTCTCGCATGATCGAAGAAGAGCTAACTCCATTCGGATTCATAGAGACTGGGCAGGAAGAAGACCTGCCAAACGAGCAGACCATCGGGTCCATATACTTGGGGCTCGATAGTGGCGGCTTCTACTAATAGAAAATCAAAAAAGATAAATAGTCCAGATCCAGATCTAGACTAACCGTTCCCAGAGGGAGAGAATAATGACAACTCAACTCAGTCCAGGTGTAAAGGTAACCGAGATTGACCTTACCACGATCGTGCCTGCCGTCGCAACCTCTGAGGGTGCTGTCGGCGGTGTCTTTCGTTGGGGTCCTATCAGCGAGCGCGTCCTCGTAGACAACGAGCAGAAACTCGTAACTCGCTTCGGCAAGCCAACTTCACTTAATCCAGAGACTTTCTTCACTGCTACCAGCTTCCTTGCCTATGGCAATCGCTTGTATGTCAGCCGCGCAGCAAACACTTCAGGTAATCCTAGTGTGTCCGTCACGAAAAGCGGCGGAACTTGGACACTCGCTAACACTGGCAACTCTACTGTCAATGCTATAGCTGAACTCTATACCGCTGCAGAAGTCAACGCCACTATGTCGGCCTTCGCCATTACTAGCGATGACGCGCTGGCGCTCGATCCTTCCGTATTCTTTGTTCGTAACGTAAAGAACGAGAAAGACTACAGCGCTAAAGATCTCGATGGAGAATTTGAGGCAGATCTCGAGCTCAAGTGGATAGCTAAGTATCCGGGCGAGCTGGGCCACTCTGTCAAGACCTCGAGCTCCTACGGCCCCCATG